CTGCGCCCCGGAACTGCGGACAATGATGTCAATGCGATCATGAGCACGGCAGGTGGCTTGCCTGAGGGCTACATGGTCAATGACTACCTGACCTCGGCCCGCGCGTGGTTCTTGCTCACGAACATTGATGGGCTCTCCTATATGGAGCGCATTAAGTTCGAAACAGACATGCAGGTCGACTTCACTACTGATAATCTTTTGGTGAAGGGCTACGAACGTTATAGCTTCGGCTATTATAATTTTAGGAGTATCTTCGGAGCCTTCCCAACCTAAGGGATTTCCGGGGTATTTTCTAAAATTAACTTGTATAGCTTGCAAAAAATCATCTCCCGGTATAAGCTTCTAAAGCTAACACCGGGAGATGAAAATGAAGGGTAAAGCTAGAATTCCTAATCTAACGCACGATCAAGTTCGGGCCGCATTGGACTACAATCCTGCTACCGGAGTGTTTGTGTGGAAGATCAGTCCGGCCAAAAACTTGAAGGCGGGATCTGTTGCTGGCGGAAAAAATGGTAGCGGTGGCTATCGGTATATTCGCTTGTGCGGTGAAGAGTCCACAGAGTCTCGGCTGGCTTGGTTTTATATGACTGGGGAATGGCCTGAGCGCAGAGTGCGGTTTAAGAACGGAAATTCGCAAGATTGCCGTTTTGAAAATTTAACTCTATTCAACGGCCTTGCTGGTGAATATGACCATAAGACAAAGGAAGGCCGGTTGGCCTATCACAAGGCTTATAGGATCTTAACGCCAGTTCAGCAAAAGGCCCGCGCCTTGCGCCGAAGCTTTGATCTTTCTCTTACTGAATACAATAAAATGCTTGATGCCCAACAAGGTAAATGCGCTATCTGCGAACAGCCAGAAACGCAACTACGGAAGGGAAGGCTCAGAGCATTGGCCGTCGATCATGACCACAAAAGTGGTGCAATTCGAGGGCTTTTGTGTTCTGATTGCAATACAGGAATTGGGAAGCTGAAGGATGACCCAAAAGTTCTCCGGTTAGCCGCCCAGTATCTGGACTACCACCTAGGCAACCCGATCACGCAGACCGGCCTAGCGGACGCTGCACAGACTTCGTGATCTCATCGTGCAGGAGTACCCATCATGGGGATGACTACATTTACCGGCCCCATCACGGCTGGTGACATCGTAAACACCTCGGGCACCACGCTCGGGACCAACGTAACCAATGTCGGTTACGTTGAAATGGTTCAGACCGTTGCCGTCACTCAGGCGACCAATGGAACGACCGCTGGCCTCTACACGACCACCATCGTGATCCCGGCGCAGAGCCAGATCCTTGCCATCGACTTGTTTGTCAATGTGGCATGGACCGGCGTTGCCTCCACCTTCAATGTGGGCACCAGTGCAACGGCGACTGAGCTTGCAATTGCGTCCGACAACACTGCGGTGGCCATTGGCCGTCTTGTGGTGTCTCCCGGAACAAGCGCAACCCGTGTCAACGCTTGGGTTGATGTTGGCACGTCCGATGTCCGCATCTATGTGTTGTCCACCAACACCGGATCGGGCACCGGCTACCTGACGGTTCGCTACGCTCAGGCCATCAACCTCGTCGCGTAATTCAAGGCATAGGAGAAGATCATGAAGGGTAAGTCTGGAACTCGCGAAGCTAAGTCGATGAACGCCTACTCGGGCGGCACCAGCAATGTTGCCTCTGAGATGATGAAGCCCACTGGTGGCTTCAAAAAGGGCGGCAAGATTGGCATGAAGGCTGAGGGCGTCATGTCCGAGGCTCATGCTGGTCGCAAGCCCCGCAAGAGCGGCGGCAGCGTCATGTCTTCTGCCGCTGGTGGTACGCCTCGCGGCAAGGGTGCGAACTACTAAGTCAATCCTCCCCGGCTTGGTGGTTTGGCGGGGGGCATTCGTGTCCCCCGCGCTTTTATGGAGCGTGCAATGTCTGGTGCATGGACCCGCAAGGAAGGCAAGAACCCGTCTGGTGGCTTGAACGCCAAGGGGCGCGCATCGCTGAAGGCAGAGGGGCACGACATCAAGCGCCCGCAGCCTGAGGGTGGCTCGCGTAAAGACTCATTCTGTAGTAGGATGACCGGGATGAAGCGAAAGCTGACTGGTTCGGCAAAGGCTGCTGACCCCGACAGTCGCATCAACAAGTCACTGCGAAAGTGGGATTGCTAAGATGGACAAGCCTTTTTGGGAAAAGAAAGCCCCCAAGGATGCCGAGGAAAAGCATCTGAGCAAAAAGAAGCTTCAGTCCGCCAAGGCTCACGCCCGCGCCGCTGGCAGGCCCTACCCGAATTTGGTCGATAATGCAGCCGCCGCGCGCGCTGGTAAGAGGAGCTAACAATGGCCGTCGTCGCCTATTCCATCACCCAGTCCGGCCTGTACGAGCCTTTTGAGCTTCAAGTTGCTCGCGGGCAAGTTCTCGGCCATACAAGTGCAAATGTCTTTGGTTACGGAACTACGCCAGCCACTGCTGGTCTTTTCCGCACAGTTTGGGAAGGAATGTCCACGACGGACTATTCTTTTCCCGGCTCCGCCCTCACCATGCAGTTGGTCAGTACGGTTGCAGGCGACACAGCTTCAATTACAATTACTGGCCTTGACGCCAACTATCTGATCATCTCTGAAACGCTTGTTTTGAACGGTACAACGAACGTCCCGACGACGAAGCAGTATTTCCGCATTAACAACATCAGCGTTTCTGCAGGCAGCGCGTCAAATCCAAGTGGTGTCATCACGCTCACGAATGGCGGCGTTACCTACGCGCAAATCAACACGATTACCGTCAACGGAACTTTGGGCAGCATCGGTACGTCACAGATGGCTGTCTACACAGTCCCTGCGGGATACACCCTGTATATGTCGCGCTTTACGGCCTACTCTTCATTTAATGGAAACACGGCCAACTACACGACCTACCGGGCTGTGACTAATACATCGGCTGGCGTTCAGCGTTGCATCCTTCAGTCTCCGTTCAACACGAACTACGAGATCCACCGCATTTATCCTTTCCCATATGCTGAAAAAACGGACATCCGTTGGCAAATTGCTTCCAGCGCGGCCACTGCTGCGGTTGTCAATGTTAACATCGGCGGCGTCTTGATTGCTACTGACGTGAGCACACAGTTCTAAGGAACCTCGATGGCGACGAGTGACACCTACACGTTCAATCCGGGCCTTGGTGAGCTGACGCTCTATGCGTACAACCTCATCGGGATCAGGAACACCGCCGTGCTGCAAGAGCATATGGAGGCCGCCCGCATGGCGTCCAACATGCTTTGCGCTAGATTTAGCAATCAAGGCGTCAATCTCTGGGCCGTTGACCTCGTCACGACGCCGCTTGTGACTGGGCAGGCGACATATGCCGTCGATGGCAACACAGTCGCAATTCTGGACGCCTACGTCCAGAACGATGACTCCGGCGCCAACATTGACCGCATCATCTTGCCAGTGAGCCGCACGGAATACGCCAGCTACCCCAACAAAGAGCAGCAGGGTTTCCCCACGGTTTATTGGTTCGACCGCCTGATCAGTTCGTCTCGTTCGACAGGCTCCGCCGGACCATCCGTAACGCTGTGGCCCGTGCCGAACACCGACAATGGCCCCCAGAACCTCAAATATTACCGGGTGCGGCAGATACAGGACTCGGCGCTGACGAACGGCCAGACGGTCGAAATCCCCTACCTTTGGCTTGAGGCTTTCGCTTATGGGCTTGCCCTGCGGCTGGCCCAGATTTGGAAGCCCGAGGCCGTGGCGATGATCAAGCCGATGGCTGATGAGTCCTATCAAATTGCGGCTGATCAGAATATTGAGACCGCGCAACAGTACATTTCCCCGATGATCTCTGGCTATTTCAGGTAAGGGGGCGTGAATGGGTTACGCATCAAGATCGGGCCGGGCCAGTACGAGCGCCACCAATCCGCGCGCCTTTGCGGTATGTGACCGCTGCGCCTTTTGGTACAACCACGACCAGCTCAAGTGGCAGTACGACTGGGCCGGTGCCTCTCTGATCAACAAGCGCATTCTGGTCTGCAATACTTGCTATGACACCCCGCAGCAGCAGCTCCGCGCTATCGTTATTCCGGCTGATCCCGTGCCAATTGTGAACCCCCGCGTTGAGCCTTATGCGTGGGACGAGATTGATCGGCGGCAAGTGTCTGGCTATAACACAACCAACCCGCAGACCGGCATTCCGGTCCAACAAGGCGATACGCGCGTCACCACTATCGACAATGACGTGCCGAACAATACTCGTGTCACGCAACAGACTGGCGAGGCCCCCTACGGCACAAACCAGCAGCCGGGAACCGACCCGAACGCGGTCACCTACCGCAACGTCACAAATGCCCAAAACAACGGAATTGGCTTCATTGTTCTGACAATTTCGACAACGAATGGCATGATCACTGGGCAGAAAGTGATTGTTCAGGACGTTGGCGGGGTTGATGCTGCCAATGGAAATTGGACAATTAGCGTCTTGAATACATCCCAGATCCTTTTGCAGGGTGTTCTTTTTTCAGGTGCCTACACATCCGGCGGATATGTGATAAACAATCCAAGTCTACCTTATGGCTTCACTGAAGTTCCCAAGACAGGACCGCTCTGATGCCCCGTTACGCCAGTAATATTCAGATCCCCAACCTTACCCCCGCGATAGCCTTGTCGGGTAGTGAGCTTGTCGAGATCGTTCAGGCTGGCGCGACTGCCCGTTGCACGACCCAGCAGATCGCCAACTTGGCCCAGATTACTCAGGCGCAAAACGTCACCACTGCGCAGAAGAATGCTCTGTCGGCGACATCCGGGCGAATTGTTTTCGACACCACACTTGGCAAGCTTTGCGTGTATAGTGGCACCGCTTGGCAAACCATAACGTCGGTGTAACGGATGGCAAATTCCCAAATCCCAAATCTCCCCGCCGCGACAGCCCTCACCGGGGCGGAGCAGCTTGAGATTGTGCAGGCGGGAACATCTGTTCGCACCACAACCAGTGCAGTTGCGGGACTTTTCCCCGGCCCCACTGGCGGGCAAGGCGGCATTGGCCCTACCGGCCCCACGGGCGCAACCGGGTCCACCGGAAACGCGGGCCCCACAGGCGCAGCATCCAACGTCACCGGCCCGACTGGAAGCACCGGCCCCACGGGCCCCACGGGTGTTACAGGCCCCACGGGTGCATCCTCGACTGTTCCGGGCCCCACGGGACCGCTGGGCGTCACGGGCCCCACCGGAGTGGCAGGGCCTACGGGCCCCACGGGCGTCAACGGGGACATTGGCCCCACCGGCAGCACGGGCCCAACGGGTTATGGGCCCACGGGCGCTGTTGGCCCGACCGGGGTGCAGGGCATTGCGGGCCCCACTGGCAGCACTGGGCCCACCGGCGCGGCGTCAACTGTTGTTGGCCCAACGGGCGCGACAGGGCCGACTGGGCCTACAGGCGCTGCGTCCACGGTTGCCGGGCCCACAGGGCCGTCAGGTGTCGGCCCGACCGGGCCCACCGGCCCCACGGGCGCGGCCTCCACTGTTGCCGGCCCGACCGGCCCAACTGGCCCCACCGGCGCAACGGGAAATGACTCGATTGTTCCCGGCCCAACCGGCCCTACGGGCACTGGGGGCCCCACCGGACCGCAAGGGCCCGGATCAACTACGCCCGGCCCAACAGGCCCGTCAGGTATCGGCCCCACTGGCCCGACAGGCGCTGACTCAACTGTTTCCGGCCCCACGGGAGCAACCGGCGCAACTGGCCCGACCGGCCCGACCGGAGCGGCTTCAAATGTTGCCGGGCCTACGGGGCCAACGGGAAATGCTGGCCCAACCGGCCCTACGGGCGGGGCGGGCGGCGCTGGCCCCACAGGTCCCACTGGAACGGCGGGCACGTCATCCAATCTGTTTCTCTATCAGGCAAATACCGCCGCAACTTCCGGCTATCCGGGGGATGGCAAGCTTCTTTGGAATAATGCTACCCAAGCGAGCGCCACGCAGATCAATATCAGCCATCTGACCGATAACAGTATTGATATTGATATTTTCTTGGCTCTCCTGAGTACCGGCGAGCAGTTCATTATCCAAAGCCAAACCAATAGCGCAAACTAT